ATTAAAGTCGTGAAACAATAGGAACAGTTGGTTTATTTTCTACGATTGATTTCTTTGCAGCGTGCCTGCCATTAACACAACTACATAGATTTACTATGGCAGTAGAAGATGTTCTATATCATATCGTCCGTGATAATGGATGGTTTGAACACGTAGAATTGTATGATAATTTTGAAACGTATTTACAAAACGACCACATTCAATTCTGCCATGATGGTGGAAAAAGAATGGAAGAATACCCTTATGAATAAATTAGTTATTTTTGACCTTGATGGTGTAATGATAGATTCCCGTGAGATGCATTATGATACACTTAATGCAGCTCTACTTAAAGTTACTGGTACTTCAGAGTACATAATTACCCGTGAAGAACATTTGTCAAAATATGATGGACTAAACACCACCAGAAAATTACAGATGTTGACTGCTGACAAAGGTCTACCAGTTGAATACTATAATGAAATCTGGAGAGAAAAACAGGAAGAAACATTCAAGTTGATTCCTGGTTGTCCAAGAAATAGTTCTGTTTCGTGGTTGATGGAACAATTAAAGAACAGAGGATGGAAAATTGCTGTTGCTTCTAACAGTATCCGTGAAACAGTTAAGATTGCTCTTAATTCAATGAATGTAATTCAATTCGTGGATTACTTTGTTAGCAATGAAGATGTTTTCAATCCTAAACCTTTTCCAGAAATGTATTGGCAGTGTATGACAAAGATGAAAGCTTTGCCTAAGAACACTATTATTATTGAAGATTCGCATATAGGACGAGAAGGTGCCATGAATTCTGGTGCTCATCTTTATCCAGTAAAAGATGCATATGATTTAGAAGGGACTAAGTTTTTAGAAATGATTGATAATTTTGATATTAAAGAAACAACGATTCCATGGCGTGATGAGAAATTAAATGTTCTTATTCCTATGGCAGGTGCCGGTTCTAGGTTTGCTCAGGCTGGTTACACATTCCCTAAACCATTGATTGAAGTCAATGGTAAACCTATGATTCAAGTGGTTGTTGAGAATTTGAACATTGAAGCAAACTATATTTTCTTGGTTCAAAAAGAACATTATGAAAAATATAATCTAAAATACTTGCTTAATCTGATTGCACCTAATTGTACAATCGTTCAGGTTGATGGTATAACAGAGGGTGCAGCCTGTACTACATTATTGGCCAAAGAGTTTATTAACAATGATTCACCATTGATTATGGCAAACTCAGACCAGTATGTTGAATGGAACTCAAATGAATGTTTATATGCTTTCAAAGCAGATTCAATTGATGGTGGTATTCTTACATTCCGTGCCACACATCCTAAATGGTCTTATGCAAAATTAGATGAGAATGGCTTTGTTTCAGAAGTTGCGGAGAAGAAAGTCATTTCGGACCAAGCAACAGTCGGTGTTTATTATTGGAACAAAGGTTCTGATTATGTCAAGTATGCCGAACAGATGATTGATAAAAACATCCGTACAAACAATGAATTCTATGTTGCACCTGTATTCAATGAAGCAATTGAAGATGGTAAAAAGATTCGTGTTAAACAAGTTACTGGTATGTGGGGTATCGGCACTCCAGAAGATTTGAATTACTTTTTGACACATAAGAAATGAAAGTAGCTCTTGTTTTAACTGGCCATATGCGCCATTGGAGAGAAGTTCTACCAAATTTCAAAGAACGATTTATTGACAAATACAATCCTGATATCTTTATCAATACTTGGAGTGAAGAAGGTTGGTACGGTTTAACTGCTGGTAATGATGAAGAAGGCTTTATTGAAGGCACACCTGGAGTAGAATATAGTGCTATTGCTGAAGCCTATGACGCCAAGGCAGTTTCCATACAACACTTTGATGATTATAGGGAGAATTTCTTACAACAGATTAAGAGATATCCAAACTATAATCATAGGTCTTTGAATATACTTTCAATGTTTTTTAAGATGGGTCAAGGCATTTTAATGCTTGAGGACCACATTATGAAAACAGGAACACAGTATGATTTGGTAATAAGAACAAGACCAGATATGTTGGTACACCAAGAACTTCCAGACTTTGACCCCAGATATTTCTATACCGTTTTTCATCCGAATCATACAGGTCAAGGCACTGGTGATATGTTGCAGGTTGGTAATCAATTCAATGTCATCAATTTCTGTAAAGCTATTTGTTATCTACCAATGATATATGATAGAACTAATCTATTGTGTCCACATACAGCATCAACAACTTTTATTGAAATGCTGAATCTTCCGTGGCAACAAATACACTTGAATAAGGAATTTTACAGATGATAACTATAGCCCACCGTGCTTTATTGGATGGACCAGACAAAGAACTAGAAAATAATCCAAAACAAATACGATATTGTTTGTCAGAGGGTATTCCTTGTGAGATTGATGTTTGGTGGTATCATGACCGCTGGTGGTTGGGACATGACAAACCAGAATATGAAACAACCCTTGAATTTCTGTCACAAGATGGCCTATGGATTCACTGTAAGAACCTAGATGCACTGAATCTATTAAGGGAAGAGGGTGTACATTGTTTCTGGCACCAAGAAGATGATGTTACTTTGACCAGTTGGGGATACATCTGGACCTATCCTAAAATAAGAGAATTGTTTCCGAAAAGCATCGCCGTCTTACCAGAAATAGGTGAGGTATATTGGGATTATGTCAAAACAATGCCTATCACAGGAGTATGTACGGATTTTGTTAATAAATGGAACTCCGAAACATATAAATAAGCCCATCAGCAACCAAAGTGTGTTGCATATCTAGGGGTAAATATTAATGTTAACTTTTCAATCGTTTTTAAAAGAAGAAGCTGAAGGCGGAGAACTTAAGCACATTCATCATGCTGAAGACCGGCCATTAATGCATGGCCATGCTGGTTTTGAACACGCACACGAAGCACTAATGAGGGCTCATGCTCATATGACCTCTGGTGCAAAAAGCAGTAATCTAACAATGAAATATGATGGTTCTCCATCACTTGTTTTTGGTCATCATCCTTCAAATGGTAAATTCTTTGTTGCAACTAAATCGGCATTCAATAAAAATCCAAAGATTAATCACACGGAAAAAGATATTGATAGAAACCATGGCCACGCACCTGGTCTTGCAAAAACTCTGAAACACGCACTGAAACACCTACCAAAAGTAACACCTAAAACTGGTGTATATCAAGGTGATTTGATGCACCATGCAGAAACTAAACATTTGCATGAAAGTTATATTGTAGAAGCAAAAGATAGTAAAGTATCTTTTACACCAAATACAATCACTTATACTGCTCATGGTGATGCGGCAAAAAAGATTAAAAGGTCTAAGGTTGGTATAGTTGTTCATCAAAAATACAGTGATGACATGAAAAGTGCTTCTCCTCATGTTGACCACCACAATTTTAAAGAACATCCAGATGTTCATATTCATGGTGCTGAACATGATACAAGTAAAGTTAAACATTCTCCTGAGAATGAGAAGAAGTTTCAAACACACATGGCTGCAGCAAAAGAAATCCACGACACGCATGGCCATAAAATGTATGATGCTATGCATCCAAAACATACTGGTGAATCAGGTCATCTTTCTACATACATTAATAAAACTGTAAGACACGATGAAGTACCATCTGTTAAAGGTTTCAAAGAACATTTAAAAGATGTACACGAAAAACAAGCCGCAAAGGTAAAAACAGAAAAAGCTAAGGCAGAAAAAACTGGTGAAGGTGTTAAACAAATTGCTCATGTTGAAATGAACAAGTCACATTATGGCAATCTATTTGCTATGCATCACCATTTACATCAAGCCAAAAATGCTTTAGTAAGTTCTTTAGAAACACATGAAGGACACTACCAACACCACATTGAAGGTAAAAAATCTAAACCAGAAGGTTTCGTTGTGCATCATAATAATGAACCAACTAAATTGGTTAATCGTGCAGAATTCGCAAAACAAAATTTGTTAAAGGTAAGAAAATGACATCAATACAAACTCAAATTTGGTTGAAAAGAGCTGGACTCTTATCCGAGAAAAAAGAACATCTAAGTGATAAAGAAATTGATAAAATATTGAAACGTCTAAGGGCCGAAGATGATGAAGAATTGGAGAAGATGCAATTAGAAAATTACATCTCAGAAGATGGGGACGAAGATGTAGAAGAATTAAATGAGGCCGCAAAAGATAGTGGTCCTACTGAAGGTAAAGTATCATCAGATACCAAAGGTAAAATGCATGAACTGTTAGTTGGTTATCATCTTCTTGGTGGTAAACACATGGAAAAGCATCCTGACAAACATGGAGATAGTCCACAAGAAGCTCACGATAGATTGAAAAAGACTGTACATACTAATGATTATAAGAAAATGAATGACAGAGCAAAATCAGCTGCATCAGATATTAAAAAGAGTGTAGAAAAGAACGGACATAAAATACACCAAGTTCATTGGACGTCCCAACCAAACGATTTATTGAGAACAACAGGTATCAAAGCCTCACAAAAAGAAGATTCTTCCGATATTGTTATAACTACTCATAAGAAATAATAGGAAAAAAAATGGAAGTTTTACATCACGGTATTAGTTTGAAGGTTACAGATACTACATCTCACCATGTTCCAACTTCAAATTTAGGCATTAAAGCTGCCGGTCCTAATGCACAGAAAACACACGATGAACATAGACGAG